CGCCGCCACAGGCTCGAAACCGCCGTCGGTGGCCACCAGGTACAGGCGCTGGCGAGTGGTCGGGTCGCCGTAGTCGCAGTTGCGCTCGACCCAGTAGTCCACCTGGTAGCCGAAGCCGCGCAGGGTCTGGACGAACTGGCGCCAGGTGCGACCCTTGCGCTTCGGATCGGGCACCAGGAACTGCTCGTGGCGCGGCACGCGCTCCCCTGGATCGGCCACCGTGCCGTCGAGACGCACGACGCGGCCGGTCGCTTTGTCGCGCTTGGCGATCAGCGGCCCCCATTGCAGGATCTGTTTCACGTTCTCAAGGCTGATCACCCAGGGCCCGCGGCCGAGCTTCTGGAGCTTGCCGGCCCACTTCACAACAACCCAGGACAGGTCGCGGATCTCTTTCTTGCGCGGCTGGCCGCCGGCGGCCTGGCTGTGGTGCCGGCAGTCCGGCGATGCATGCAGCCAGCCCACGGTGGCGCCCTTGGTGGCGTCGATGGGGTCGATGCCCCAGACATCGGTCGGCAGATGCTCCGTGTGCGGGTGGTTGGCCTCGTGCATGCTGATCGCTGCCGGGTTGTGGTTGATGGCCAGGTCCACCTTGCGGCCCAGGCCCATCTCCAGACCGGTGCTGGCACCGCCGCCGCCGGCGAACAGGTCGACGATGATCGCGTCGTCGGCGGCGTCCAGGGCCAGGCCGTACTGGGTTTTGAAGTCGAGCGGGGAGGGCTTCTTGAGGGAAGTCATGCGGCGGGTTCCTTTTCGCGAACGTGAGGACGCACTGCGCTATGCGTGATGGCGCAGTGATGTCGTTGGGGCTAGAGTTGGATGGCCCGGCATGGGGCCGGATCAAGGAGGACTAATGTGTTCTGAGCTATGGAACGACATCATCTCAACGAGCATTGGCGGTGCATTTGGGGGCGCCGCAGCAGGTCTGGTGATCCTCGCGGTCCAGGGTGTAAGAAATGCTTGGCGCGACAGCAAAGAGACTGAAAGAGTGTTTAAGTGGCTGGAGGAAAACTCGGATGAGGAGAAGCTGTCATTCAGGACGACCAGGGCGATCGCCAGTTACAACAACTTGACTGATGATCGTGTGAGGTACCTATGCAGCACGGACGACCGAATAAAGCGGAGCACGGGAGAAAAAGACGATCTGTGGAGCATCCACATCCGGAGCCGAAGCGCTGACTTGTTTACCGGGACTCACGACGAAAAATGACTGTAGGCTGACGTCTTGTAGATGATGTTAGCCTGGGTGGTCATAGCTTTCTCCAGATAGAGCGCCGTGGGGGCGTCCCTTGGTCGGTGGCGAAAAATGATGGATTGGTCTATTGGTGGAGTGCCCAATGACGGGCGACACGGAGGCAAAAATGGATATTTCGAACATCAAGTACACGTACAAGCTCAGCACCGTCGAGCATTCTGGCTGCCCCTTCTGTAGGCAATCTTTTGGGGTCGCTCTGGACTGGGACATCAACCATCTGCTGCAGAGCCACGGTGGCGTGCTCCTGCATGTGGGTTCGCAGTCGCTCAATTCAGAAGGTGAGCCCCCGTACTATTCGCAGGTAGCTCTTGTTGGCTTCGAGACGGAACCTCCAGCACGAGAACCGAGCGCGGTGTTCAGCACCCAGATACCACCGAAGCAGTAAATCGCCAGGCCGCCGGTTGCTGACTCCATGCGCCCACGGCGTTGAACACCCAGTAGGGTGCGTGCTGGAAGAGAAAGCGCCCCGGGTGGGGCGCTGTATCGAGGGTCAGGCCGCAGCCTGTTGCTGCTGGTCGACGAGTTGCCCGGCGTCGATCCAGACCGCCTGTAGCCAACTCGGCGTCTTCGCCATCGGTTCCTTGAGCGTGCCGGCGACGATCAGCGTGTCGATCTCACCGCCGGCGGCCAGGCTCTGGAAGAGCTTCATCGCCTGCCGAGTCCGGGCAGGGACATCCAGCACGTCGAAGCGATCCAGCAGCGCCAGGCGCAGGCCGGAGATCGTCGCGATGGCCAAAGCGATGGTCGTGTCGCACCGCCAGCGCTCCGACTCGGACAGCAGGCCGTAGAGCCGGCCGCCGAAGGTCACGTCGATGTCCGCGCTGATCTGCACGGGCGACCAGCCGGCGGTGCCGGATAGGCGCTTCAGCGTGTCGTTCACCGGACCGATGGCGTCGGCGAGGATCTCCGCCGGAATGCCGGTCGGTGACAGCGCGTCGACCATGCCGGTCCACGCCACCACGTCCTGGTGCGCGGCCTGCGCTTTCGCGATCGAGGCCTCGCGCTGGGTAGCGGCTTCCAGGGCTTCCTGCAGGGCGACCAGCTTCGCGCGGCTCGCGTCGCGGGCTTGTCGCAGTTCGTTGATGGCCTGCTCGCCGTTGGCGATCGCCTCGGCGCTGGGCGCTTCGACGGACTCTGCTTCCAGGGCCTTGATCTGCTCGGCGGCGGCCAGGCACTCGTCCAGGTCACGCTGGCTGTTCGCGACGGCGCGCTGGGCGCTGGCCAGATATTCGCGGTACTCCGGCAACCGGCGGGCGGCTTCGGCATCGGCGATCTGCTCCGGCGGCTGGTGCACCACCAGGGTCCCGGCCTGCAGGTCGACCGCGCCCTGGCAGTGGGGGCAGGTCAGCGGCTGGTGCGGCACGCTGCCCGAGGAGGCCAGCTCGGCAGCCATGACCTTCTCGGACCACTCGTCCTGGTTCTGCTCGTCGGTGGTCAGCTTGTTCCGGCGGCGCGGCTCCAGGTCGACCAGCTCGCGCAGCTTGGCGATGCGCTGGGCGCGCCCGTCGGCAGCCTGGCGGGCCTGCTTGCTGGCGCCCAGGGCCTGCTGGGCCTCGGCCAGATCGTCCTCGAGCAGTTGCAGGTTCTTACCGGCCTCGGCGACCTGGTCTTCGGTGACCACGGTGGCCAGCAACTCCGGCGCCCAGTCGACGGCCTTCTCGCTGCCGTAGTTCTCGCCGGTGATCGCCTTCCAGGCGCCTCGCGATTCGCTGGCGTAGGCCTTGGCTTGCTCAACCGCGGCCGGGAAGCCGGAGCGGAGCAGGGGCTTCACCTTCTCCACCAGGGCCGCGGCGTGGCCCTTGGCGACCAAGCGTTCCGCGATCTGGTTCGGGCTGGTGCTGGCACCGCTCAGGTCGAACAGCACCCGGCGGCGTTCCTTGGCATCCAGGCTGGCAAACAGGCTGGCGTCGAGCACGTAGGCCAAGAAGGGCGAGTCGGTGAGGGCAGAGCCCTTGCCGGTGGGGAGCGCCACGCCGCAGACCTGCACCTCGTAGGCCGCGTCCAGCCACTCGACGCGGGCCTCGCCCTTCTTGGCACCCTCGGTGACCAGCTGCGCCATGTCCTTCTTCAGCGAGACGCGGCGCGGCTGGCCGTTGAAGGCCATAGCCACGCCATCAAGCAGGCTGCTTTTGCCGGCGCCGTTGTGGCCGGCCACCAGGAGCACCGGCGCAGAAACATCAAGGGCCGCATGACGCAGCCCTTGGAAGTTGGTGATTTCGAGTTTCGTGATGCGCATGGCTCACTCCAGGGTGATGGGCTCTTCGGCCGGGGCCTTGGTGGCAACGGCGACGCGGTAGGTGTTGAGGTCAGGCGATTCGCCTTCGGTGGCGAGCGTGATCACACCGTCGTCGAGCAGCTTCAGGGCGACAGCCAAGGACTCGTCGGTGCTCAGCGCGAAGCGCGACTGCAGCCAGCCCGGGGTGATCTCGTCTTTGCGCAGCACCAGGACGGTGATGTCGTCGATGGTGTGGCCGCCGTAGGTTGTGGCGCCGGGCTCGGCGGTACTGCTCAGCAGGTCTTTTTCCGGTTCCGGCGGTGATTGCAGGATCACCTCGCGCTCGCCGTTGGAGTTCGGTGCCGATACAACGCCGGCGGCTTCCAATTCCTCGACGATGCGCGCGGCGCGGTTGTAGCCGATTTTCAGGTAGCGCTGGAGTCCGCTGATGCTGACCCTGCGTGTGTCGATGACATGGCTGACCGCTTCGATGTAGAGCGGGTCCTGCGCGCCAGTGCCATCCGCGTCGCCGCCATCTTCGAGGGCGAGAGAGTTCTGGTCCGGATCGGGCTGGATAGCATCCATGCCCTCCAGGTACTCAGCGGCGTCGGCCACCACCAGCATGCAGACCTTGCCGGTGCGGTCGATCAGGTCGTGGCGTAGCGGGTTGAACTGGCTGACCTTGAAGGTCGCCTTGATGCCTTCCTTGATCGCCACGGACTCCAGAATTCCGTCGATGGCCGGCCGCTCGCCTGCGGAGATCAGCTTGACCGCGTGTTTCACGGTGCGCTCTACGGTGGCGCGCATGCGCTCGATCACGGCGGCCTGGCGTTGCTCGGACATCTTCTGCCAAACATCCGGTAGGGCGCGGACCTCTTGTAACAGGGCCTGGAGAAGGTCTCGACCGAGAGATTCGGCGGCGATGGAGGTGATGTTGCTGGGCAGTTCTTCGGCGAGGTCGTCGACGAGTTCTTCAGCGATGGTTGCGGCGGCTTGGGCTGTCATTGGCTGCTGTTCCTACTGGTTGGCGATGCGTTCGAGGGTGGTGTGCTGGGACTCGCTGAGGAACATCCGCGGGCCGTAGCGCTGGAAGTTGGCGCGCAGGTCGGCGGTGAACTCTTCTTCCCAGGTGGTGGCGGCATTCAGTTCCGCCGCGCCGAGGAGGCTGTTGAACTCCTCGACACGGTCGAACTGCTCTTCGATGGTTCGGCTGGGCATAGCCGGTTACTCGAGGTTGAGCTCGTCGGTGCCGGTGTCCGGCTGCTGATCGGCGGGCTGGCGCTGAGCCGACTTGGTGATCTCGCCACTGACGGTGTCGATCACTTCTCCGGGTTCGTGTTCCAGAGCCTGCTGGCCCGCGCCCGGCGCCTTGTCGGTGACCTCCTGCTGGCGCCGCAGCACGTCGAGGTCGACCGTGAACGAGCCGTCGGCGTCGCGTTTGGCATCGATGACGTCCTGCAGCTCTTCAGCGGTCTGCAGGCCCATGCCGAGATCCGGGGCATAGGCACGCTGCCAGAATGCGGCGGCGCGGTAGATGAACATCTGATCGGGCATCGTCTTCCACTTGCTGCCGTTCTTCGCTGCCCAGCCTTCGTCGTTCACCATTTTCCAGGTGACCCAGATGCCGTCGAGGCGTTCGCCGGTGGACTTCTCAATCGCCCAAGCCCTGCAGCCGTAGTCGGAACTGCCTGGTTCGCCTTTCCACTCGTAGCGCATTGAAGAGAAGCGACCGCAGGTGTTCACCGTGGCGATCAGAAACTTACTCGACCAGCCCGGGGTGCCATGCACGATGTAGAGGTTCTGCATGACCATTAGCGGGTTCGCGCCCATGCGCTGGGCCATGTCCAGCGCAATCATGCAGTTGGGCAGGTTGTCCTGGTACTGCTTGGGCACCAGGTCAGCCTGGCTGAAGGCCTTGGCGATGCGCTGCATCAGCTCGAAGCCGTCCATGTTGAAGAACGACATAGCGACAGGTGCCTTGTCGCGCTGACGCGGAGCCACGGCTTGCGTCTGCAGGGTTTCGAGGGTGGTTGTCTGGCTCATGGTGTCTCCGGTCATTCGTGGTAAGGGCAGGTCCGCCAGCGCGGACAGTACTTAGGGCTGCAAAGTGGGCTTTGCGGGTTCGGGGGGAAGAGGCCGGAACGGAACATGTCGGCGGCGAACTTGATCAGGCCGGGATGCTCGTCGGTGCCGGCCATCACCTGGCGCGCGCCGACGATCTCGCCGACCGCCGCCTCGGGCTTGCCCTTGGTCTTCAGGCCGATGATCTCGGCCGGCGCGGTGATCGCATCGCCGGTGGTGTGCTCGTAGAGCAGTTCGTAGGTGCCGATCTGGGCTTTGTGGCCCTTGGTCTTGGCCACGCCCTGGCTCACCGCAGCGCCGCCGGTCTTCACGTCTGCGATGCCGACGCCGTGGCTATCGCGCTTGATGCGGGCGCGGTCGAGCTGGCCGGTCAGGCGGACGATGATCCCGCCACCGCAGTCGATCTCCATCGGCTTGGTCGTCAACTCGACGGCGACGAAGTCGTAGCGAGGGCTGATGTCGTTGCAGTACTTCGTGTGCAGCGTCAGTCCGGTGGACTCGGCTTCGCGCGGGCTGATGTCGGAGCCGCGCCAGTCGACCTCGAACTCCGGCTGCTGCAGCGTGTGCACCAGCAGTTCCGAGGCGTCGTAGGCGCTGATCGGCTCGCCGTTGACCCGTGCCGCGTCGAATGCTGCGGTGCTGGCGTGGATCGCGGTACCGAGCAGCGCCCGGGGGGATGATGGGCTGCGCATCTTCAGGAGGTGGATGCCCTCCCACTTGAACGCGCAGTCGAACAGCGCGCCCCAGGACGAGGCGCGCACGGTGATGGTTTGCATGGTTGGCTCACTTCCCGGCGATGGGTGCCGTGGCGGGTTGTTCGGCGGTGATCAGACCGCCCCAGGCAGGGGCGAAGATGAGCAGGACGTAGAAGGCGGTCATGGCCAGTGCGCCAAGGAGGGTGGCTTTACGCTTGGCATTCATGGCGCATGCCTCCCGGCCCCATTGCACTTCCAGCAGGAGGAGTAGGCAGAATGGTGCGGGCCGTGCGATACGGTGTTACCGGTGCCTTGACATACCCGGTAAACAACCTTTTCCCGCTCCTTCTCAAGCTCCTTGCGAAGCGAGTCGGCTTCGCGTGCCCCCGGATCCTCCGGGGAATAGAAGGCTTGTCCAATGTTCTCTGCGAACAAGACAACGTCCCTGGCAATCGCCTTGATCTGTTCGCTGGTGGCCACCACGCCATGCTCTTCCAGCGACTCCCCAAGCCCTTCGGCGAAGTAGTCTTCCCGTGAGTAGCTCATCGCCGCACCCCCAGGCACTTCCGGCCGCGCTTGATGGTCAGCGCCATGCGACGCGGCAGGTTCACCACCAGGGTCTCGCGCGGCAGGCCGAGCACTGCGGCGATGTCGGCGCCGGCCGGCATCACCAGGTCGTCGAGCTGGTCGTCGATGATCGAGCGAACGGGGCGGGTGGTCATAGGTCGATGCTCCTCAGTTCCTGCTGTCTCGCATCCGCTGCGGCGTCGAGCCGGCGGCGCATGTCGTCGTATTGCCGGGTACCGATGGCGTCGAGGGTGTAGGCCATCTCGATCTGGCCGCGCCATACCAACTGGTCGTGGCGCGGGATCACCGACCGACGCATTGCGACGATCGCTTCCTCGATCACGCCCTCGGCGCGTTCATTCGTCCAAGCCATCGTCGTCCTCCTGCTCGTCCTCGGGTTCCGGTTCCGGGTCCGGCTGGTCCCAGAGCGGGTCGACGGCACGGTCGTAAGCGAGTTGCGCGTTGCTGAAAGCCGTGCGGTTGCGGCGCTCGCGGTATGTGATATGCATGCTGGTCTCCTCGCTACGGTTCAATCACCATCACTCGCGCCCCATTCCGAATCGGAGATGTCCACGTCGTAGAGGTCGTCCAATTGGCGACCTCTGCTCAGCAGTTCGGCGAACTGTCCTGTGCGTTGCTCCTGCTCAATTGCTTTGCAGGTCTTGCTGCAGTAGCGGGCCCAGCCTCGCTTCACGTCTGCGGTGCGAGCCTGGAAGGGCTCCTTGCAGGTCTTGCAAGTGCGTTGCGTCATAGAAGCCATATCGGTGATCTCCGTGGTTCACCTGCATTCGGCTGAACGCTCACGCCGCCGGGCTTGCCTGATGGGGAGGCGGGGAGCGTTCATGCGAATGCGGGCGGTGAAAAAAGCCCGGCCGGAGCCGGGCGAAGAGGGGGAACGCTGCATGCGCAGCGGGGAGTGGTCTGGCCGGTGCTGATCTCCGGCGTAGCTGGAAGCTTCGATGGCATAAGGCCAACCCATCACCGTCCAACCCAGTCGTCTGTGACGCACCTACGCTACAGCTATGCGCTCAGACCACTCCCCGCTGCGCCCTGGCCGTTTCAGGAGCAGGAAAGAGAAGGGCGCCGCCAAGCGCCCTGTCTCCACTTACATGCACCGCCTTATGTGAAAGCGGTTGGGTACAGGCTCGACCGCATGTTGGCGATCTGCCTTTGGGGCTGGGCTACATGTCGAGATCCTCCGTTGTGCGCGCCGTTGGACCGGCGGGCGCTCGCCGTGGGTTAAACGCCCGGCAATAGGCCAGGCGCCGAAGTCAGGAGATCGCGGTGCAGGCCCGCAACGCGACCGGCGCCGACTGCCCTTCGATCCAGATAACCGCCGCCCCGCCAAGCGACACGCTGGCCCGGCCGACGGTGCGGGTGCGCTGCGGTTCGGCCCCGCGGTACGGGCGGTACTCGATCAGCGCTGGCGCCGGGTGCTCTCGGTTCCAGGCCTCGACCAGCTCCGCCGGCGGCACCGGTCGGACGTTGCCGATCTGCTGGTAGATCTCGGAGCGGTGAATGGCGACGTCGTCCGGGGCGGTGATGCCGAGGCGCACCTGGTCGCCTTGGCTGCCGAGGACCGTGACGGTGATGTTGTCGCCGATATGCAGGGTTTCGCCGGGGCGGCGGGTCAAGATCAACATGGCGTAACTCCGTTCGGGGGATTTCGAGAGCAACCGATCTATCTCGGTTCGCAGTGGTAGACGTCGGTCGCCCGCATTGGAAACTGCAAGCGGGAGGGGGAAAGGGATTTATTTCAAATGAGAATTATGCTGCTGGTTTTTTGTTCTATGGGTGGTCTTGATTATGACTACAATGAATCCCTGAGTTGGTGCGTATATATTGGTGCGAGCACAACAGGGAGGTTGTCGATATGGTGATTAGCTTCGAGCCGCTCGATGTTGAAGGCGTTGATTTTCGTGGGGTTGATGTTGTCGCTTATAAAGCACGAAAAGGTCGTGGAAGGTCGGGTGATATTAGGTTGGGAAAATGTTTCGGCGCAATAAGGTTGCTTGACAATAACAATGCGCGAATTGGAAAAGACCATAAGGCTTCAAGCACCCCTGCTGGATCAGCTGGGCTCCACAGCGAGCGGGTTGCCTTGGAGCGATGTGTTAGGGCCAATTGGGAGCCTCCGCTTACCAATATAATGATACTTGGCATGCAGAATTCTCCCGGCCCTATCGGAAAAGAACTCTATGCGCGAGGAGTCCGAACAATTATATGCTTCACGGAGCTTCCACCTTGTCCAGCCTGTTTGACTTGGTGGAAGGCGCTTGATAGTAAGTTTCACCCTGGTTCTATCAGGTTGCAGTACTTCGGTTGGTTCGAAGACTACTATGGAGGCAAGACGCCAGAGGAAAGGATGCTCGATGACTCTGACGGAAATAATAGAAATGAGCATGCGATAGAGGCTTTCAAGGCCTATCGAGATTCGTTCGAGGCTCCTACCAGATAGTCCTCGATCAAGAAATTTAGTATAAATAGAAAAAGATGATGGGTTTTCTCATGAGGTATTTATGCAATCTCTTATTTATCTTAGCCATGTTCAAGAGCAAGATACTTCCGGCTTGGTGGAGTTGTACACCAATCCGGACGTGCGTGCCTATTTAGGAGGTCCCGTTGATCGGGAGGTTGCGGTGCGGCGAGCTCAGGTAGAAGTTTCAATCGAGAGAGAGCTTCCATTCTGGGCAATCAGAACAAGGCAAGGCGAGCAGTTTGCAGGTGTAATCTCGTTAGATACTCATCATGATGGTAATGACGTAGAAGTCTCTTACGCGTTGCTTCCAGAGCACTGTGGGATGGGGTACGCGACTGAGGCACTTACCCTTGCGTTGCAGTATGCAAGTGACACCTTGGCTTTGAAGAGGGTGATTGCTGAAACGCAAAGCAAGAACGATGCATCAATCCGCCTACTTAATCGCGTCGGTATGAAGTTTGAGCGAGAGATAATGCGCTTTGGTGAAGCTCAGAGTATCTACGTCACTGATTGGTAGGACAGGCAAGATTTAGCATCGTTACAGATGCCGGTGCCTATTTTCATAGGCCTTCGTGCTGGTGTTCGTTGACTTTGCGGCGCTAGCCCTGACGATCCGGGACCTCTCCGAGCCATACCGCTGCGGACTGGGGAGGCGGATGTTGTTTTTCTCTCCATTAGGCGTGAATCTCCGTCTCTACGGAGGGAGCCCATGAAAAAAACGAAGAAGAAAGCCAAACGCGAGACTTCAAAACAGCGTATCGAGCAGCTTGAAAAGCAGATTTTGGAGGCGGAAGCGCTCTTGGCGACGCTCGCTCCAGGACGTGGCGTTGGTTTAGCGAATAGGATTCTGCAATTGCGCCGGCTCTTGAGCGTTGAGCGAGTCCATGCAGTTTCAGGATTCAATCGAATTCACCATCACACTGTGTCTGGGTGCTATGGCACCGGTCGCCGGACCCGCTGAGGCCGCCTCATTGGCAATGTTCCTGGCGGCTAAGCCGGAAGTGAGCAGAGCCGTTGATTCCCGGCTTGCGCAAGACAGGCCGGTATACCGAGAGCTGAACCCCGTTACTGGCGGCAGTTATCAGCTCCTATTCGATGTCTTCCCCTGACTGCAGCGCCGATTGCCGCGCGGCGCAGCCAGATTCTTGCCCATTACCGCCGGGGTGGCGGAGCGCATCGCATGCGGGTCGTTCGCACGGTTCGGGCATTTCGTCCTCGGTCAGCCGTCTCTGGTCGCCCTGAGTAAGGGTCGCCATCGCGTTGGTAGGTGTTGCCTCAGCACCTATCTGATCGCCGGTCGCCGCAGAGGCGATGCGTTCTGCTGTTGATGTTGCTCACCCGACTTTCTGTCGCCCCACGGGTGATGGCCGGGGCTGCCTCGCCGCGTTGCGGCTAGCTGTTCATGGCGCAGGTTGTGAAAGAGCGTGGCTCTGAGGCCTGGCCAGCGGTGTGCTGCTGGTACATTAAATTAACCATCGGTAAATATTTTCGTCAATACCGATGGTTAATTTATTTTCTCTAGGCATGAAAAAGCCCGCATGAAGCGGGCTCTTTGGAGGGGGCTGAGGTGGGGTTAGGCCACTGCCTTCCACCACTCAATGGTGCGATTCGCAAGGATATCGCTTGACGGCGCCTCGATCACGTCGATACCGGATCGCTGAAATCGATCAAGCTGACGCCGCGTTGCATCTTGGTGCTTAGTGAATTCGCTACGAGTCATCCCACTAGATTCCTGGGGCATCAGCACGGACATTGAGGACAGCTTTCGATCCGAATTGCTGGTAATCAGTAGCAGGTCAGATGCTGCCTGCAGGAGGTTGTTCTCTACCACCAGAGGGCTTTTGTACCAGGCGGACACCACCGCACCGGCCGCGCGCTCGTTCAGAAGAGGGATGTCTACGTCGATGGTCGCGTTATTGTTTAACCTCAGCCGATACGGTTCTGAGCAGATAATGCGTTCAGCATCGAGCGCCATCTTCTCGCGCATGATCTCGAAGAGAGTCTCACGCACCTTGTGATTGGAGCGATAGCGGAAGTTATGATTGCGTTGCTTTTCGGTGGGCATGCCCAGGGTAACGACATCGAAGAAGAACTCGTCGACCACGCTTTCAGCATCAGTGCCGGCTGCATACAGCGACTGGCCTAGGCGTATCGTATCGCTCAACTCATCCGGTAGGTCGGCATGGTGAAGCCGGATCGTGTCTTCGATATCGACCATCAGATGGCTGAGGCTGGCGAGGTCGATGCGATTGCCGTAGAGGCACTTAATGCGCTCGAACGTATCAAGCATTCGTACCTCAACCTTGCCAGCATACTGGAACAACACCCCGACATTGAGGTACTCGCCGGTGTCTTCATCCAGGCACGCACTGATGGGACGCCACACACCCTTGACAACCGGCTGTTCGGCCCCGCTCAGGCGATCACGTAGTCTTGCAAGATTGCTCATAGGACCATGCCGGATTCTTTGGCGTATGCTGCTGGGTCATGCCGCGATTGCAGCAGGTGGATGATAGCGTCGATATCGATGTTGTCGAAGAACTCAGCCAGCACGGCGCGCGCCGCTCCTTCTCCGCGGTCTCTAAAGCCAACGGCAAACGCGTTGTATGCCATGATCATTTGGCTTTTCTTGGGTAGCTTCGCACTCCAATTCGGCTCGTAAGAATCGATGAAGTTCCTCAACCGATTACCGGGCTGATGGCCGGACCCCAGCGAGCCTATGGTGCCAGGCTGCCAGTTCGGATAAACAAAGATGCGTCCATGGTCAATCAGCATCAAGTTGTCGTTGCTGGCGAGTAGATTGCCAGGGTGCCTATCAGAGTTCAGAAGCCAATCGTCGAAGGCGACGACCTTCGGCGTATCCTCTGCCTCCGCCAGATGCTTAACGAGTCGCCGCAACCGTCGTTGTTTCAGAAATTCGAGTTGCACGCCTTGCATGTGCTTCTGGACCAGGTTCGGGTAGACCATATCCTTTGTGAACCAGCAGAAGTAGTTTGGCTGTAGGCGCCCACGCCCGAGGCTTCTTAGTCCAGCAAGCGCTGACTCCGGGATCTGCTCCTGTTCAAGCAAGATGATGCCGGCAACCGTTGGCACTTTGAACCCGCATGCCTTCGCAAGAACGTAGCCAAGCGCCTCGCTGATCACTTCCTGGTTATCGACTGGCGTGCGCCGTACCGGGCAGTCAAGCATGTCCGGCAGGGGCTTGACATAGCACCTTACGCTATCGCCATTCACGCGGATCTTTGCGCGGAAAAGGGGGCTGAGGCCGGTAACCTTTGGCGCCTTCAGCACCCCTGCAAATGCGTCACTGCTTAGGGTGTGAATCATCGTTCTGCAGCCTATCCCTTAGGCGTTTGTGGCTTCCTTGGCTGACGGTATCTTGGTCCCTGACGTGCTCGAAGCGCGCTGTTATTTGGTCTAGAAGATCTAGGTCAGCCTCCGAGAGGCGCCCGTCCCGTGCAGCCTGGTTGATGCGCTCAAGAACTGTTCTTGTGCGCGGAGATGCGAAATCCATCAGTGCTTCAGCGCGATCTGCATGCTCGCCACTGTTACCTGAGGAGAATGAGCCCTGACTTGAGGGAGATTGAACGGCACTAGCCATGTCAGCGATTTCTTTGGCCAAGCGTTTGCTGAAATGCTCGACCGGCTCACCAAGCGCCCTGGACAGGACAGCAGCGAACTGAGCGTTCAAGGGGTTGATTCCCTTGAAGTAAAGGTTGACAGCAGCGGGGGTTATGCCCGCCATCTCAGCAATTTTCTTCTGGCTGAGCTTGAGCTGGTTCTTTTTGGCCAGAAAAAGCTCATGCGCCGCAGCGCATTCGGCTATTCGGTCTGGAGGAAGGGCGCGTTTCTTCGTCATGCGGCAAGTGTTTACCAGCGGTTAACACAATGGAAGAAACCATCGGTATTGATAAAAGCTAACCGATGGTTAATTATTGGTGCCGTCTGCAACTGCGGAGACGCACCCAATGAAACAGATTCCCCTTGAGGAATTTGCTACCGAGAAAGGCCAGGCCGAGGCCGCCAGGCTCCTTGGAATTACTCCACCTGCAATCAGCAAAGCGCTACGTGTCGGTCGTGCGGTGTTCGTTACGGAGCATGATGACGGTACTTTCACTGCTGAAGAGCTCCGCCCGTTTCCTTTCCAAGGGCATCAGAAATGGGCGTCCTGACATGACAGCCAACCGGAATGGTGGACCCGGCAGGGTAGCAGGCGGCCCTATCTTCACGCAGTCCCAGCTTGGCCTGGTAATGCTCTCCAATCGCCGCGGGTCGGCCAGCACTGAGCTGTTCCTCCGCGTTACCGCCCAGATCCTGCCTGACCAGTTCTGCACACCACTACACGCCAGCCGTGGACCCCGGATCGGGTTCCTCCATTTCACGCTGGCCTCAACGGAGGAGGTGGGGGGCGTCACGACAGGAACGTACGAACTATCTCGACTGCTCGAGGCAGATTGTCCATGCCCAGGTCCAGTAGTCGCGTTGTCAGGTGTTTTATGGAATCGGCGGGCAGTCCTCGAAGCGCTTGAACAAGCTGAGTTTTCTCCTCCGGCGTCACCTGCTGATCACTCGCAGTGGCGAGACGTAGCTCGATCATCTGGCGGAGAGAGTCCTCATGAAACTTGATCGTCACCGGCCCCAGGATTGCGCTCAGGCCGCCGTCATCTGCCAGAAAGTCGATCCCCTTGGCTGTGATTTCCGCGTACAGCAGTTCGCGGCCTTCACTCAAAAATTCCGAGATTTTTGCCCTTGCCAGGCCGTGCTCGTGCAGGTAGGCGCAGCAGGCGGTGAGCATCCTGGTGTCGTCGAAGAGGTCGGAGAGCCCATCGGTATGTACCGGATTGGGATACGCGTCCGCCAAGCGGTCCAGAACGGCTTTCTGAATCGTGCGATCGATTTTCAAGTTTTCAGCCTCCTCGGCCATCGCGCTGTAAGGGGAGCCAGGGATAGCGCGGTCATCCGTGCGTCATGGCGAAATGATCGTAACCGTGTGGGAGGCGCAGTGCATGCGGAATGAGTCGCACACCCTGATCTCAACGCTGCTCGGCGTGGTGAACCAATGGCGCCGCCGAGAGGGGTGGAGCCGCGAGACCGTCGTCCAGCACATCGTGGAGGCGCACGAGCGCATCCAGGGAGCGCTGGTCACCGGCATCGTCTTCGACCCGCCAACGCGCGATACAACCGAGCGGATGAAGGTCAACGCCGACCGCGTGTTCCGTTGGCTCGACGACGGAACCAAAGACACCAACCTGGTGCCGGCGAACTTCGTACCCAGCATCCTCGCCGCGCTGCCGACTGACCTGAAGGTCCAGGCCCTGGGCGACATCCTGACGCCGCTGGGCGTGTCGGTGCGCTTGATCGGCGGCGATGCCGGTCAGCGGCCGGAGGTGCTCTGCATGCTCCGGACGCTCATCAAGGAGAACGGTGAGGCGCAGCAGGCCGTTGCCAACCTCGTCGACGGCGCTGATGACCAGGAGCTGCAGGAGGCCCACCGAGAGCTCTCCGAATCCAGGGCGGCGACCGATGAGGCGCTGCGGATGATCGACCAGATGCGCCGGCCGCGCCTTGTTCAGGGGTAGCCGTGCCGTCCTTCCAGATCAACGACGAGGAGTGGGATGCGCTCTTCGACGAGCCGCATCAACTGCTGAAGGTGTACTGCGCGATCCGGATGTTCATGGACTACAGGACCGGCATCGCCGGCGAAACCCGCCGCCTGAGCGAGCAGATGCTGATCGAGGTGCTGAGCATCCCGGCATCACCTGGGCGTCCTGCGCACAAGGCGACCCGCAAGGAGGCCCGCTACACCATCGATGCGCTGGTGCGCCGCGGCATGGTCGAGCCTATGCCCAGCATCGGTCCTTTCGTTTTCTACCTGCCGAAGGCTTCGCGGGATCAATCCGTCTCGGAGAGGTGGGGCCAGAGGTTTGACCAAGGTGGGGCCAGACCTGGGGCCCTAGGTGGGGCCAAGGATTTAGAGCCAGAAGCCCCGGAAATACTGGGCTATAGCGAAGAGGCTGGAGCAGGTGGGGCCAGAGGTAGGGCCGGAGGTTATCCCGAGGTGGGGCCAGAGGTGGGGCCTACATCCGGTCTTCCTCCGATACCTCCTCCGTCACGTAACGCGCGCGAGGCAGAGCCGGTATCTGGTGCTGATCGATTCCCGATGCATGAGGCCTGGGTGCCGAGTGCGAAGGGGTGGCCGGCAACGCTGGTGCGGAACGGGATTGGGACCTACCAGCTACGCGACGACGAGCTTCTCGAATTCCGCAGCTACTGGATCAATCGCCCCGAGAAATACCAGTCCCAAGGCCAGTGGGAGCACGAACTGGCACAGAAAATCCGCCGCAACCAGCGCTTCGACCAGAACAGGAGCAGCCATGGAAACCAAGCAGGAAACGCCGAAGGCCAAGCCGGCCATCGTGCCGCCAAGCGCGGCTTCTCTCATCGACAAAGCCCTCGCTCAGCCGTCGACCGCGTCAACGCCATCGTCGCAGCCAACGAGGCTGCCCGACAGGCTGCTGGAACGGCTCTGGGTGAAGATGACCGAGATGTACGGGCACCGCTGGACGTCGAGTTTTGGCGACAACCCGAATCCTGATGGCGCCTGGGCTACGGTGCTCCAGGGGCTGACCGGCCAGCAACTGGCCCACGGGCTCAACATGCTGACGTTCATGGGCAGCCGGTTCGATTGGCCGCCGGCGGCGCCGACATTCCGGGAGCTCTGCCTGAGCGTCCAACCGGAGTCGCTCGGTCTGCCGGACCACGACACCGCGTTCCATCAAGCCCTGGCGTGCCGCTACCGCCACCAGGTAGTCAAGGCCGCCGCCGAGGCTACCGGCGTTTTCGATCTGCGCACCGGCGAGGTGAACGACGATCGCCTCCGCAAGCGCTTCGGTTTCCACTACGCCGAGATGGTCCGGCGGTGGGCAAACAACATCCCGCTGAGCCAGCCCGTCGTCCACGCGATCGAGCATGACACCGGGAAGAGCTTGCTGGACCTGGCCGAGGATGAGGCCGAGCAGCAGCTCCGCCGGCGGATGCAGGCCCAGGGCCTGGATGGGCTCAATGGCGCCCAGGCGCGGGAACTGCTGCTGGCCAAGATGCGCCGGAAAGCGCCGGAGGTGCGCCGTGATGCATGACTTCCGCCCGGTGATGTTCACCGTACCCGGTGAGCCGGTGGGTAAGGGGAGACCGCGTATCGGTCGCGTCGGCACCCACGCCAGGATGTTCACGCCGGCGAAGACGGCGAACTACGAGGGGCTGATCGCACACAGCGGACAGCAGGCGATGGCAGGTCGCGCGCTGTTCGAGGGCCCAGTGCTGGTCGAACTCGACATCGCGCTGAGCATCCCTCAATCGATGTCGAAAAAGCGGAAGTCGCTGGCGCTGGCCGGCGGCCTGTACCCGACCAAGAAGCCCGACATGGACAACGTGATCAAGGCGATCTACGACGGCCTCAACGGCGTGGTCTGGAAGGACGACGTCCAGGTCGTGAAGGCGGTGGTGGGGAAGCGCTACGGCGAAACGCCGGGCGTGCGAGTGAAAGTCGTCCCTCTCCTCGAGGGCGAGCAGTGACTACAGGAAACTACAGGGGAGAGTCGAAATGAGACTGATCAGCGCGCGCCAGGCCTGGCATGACGCCTTCTACGAGAGTCGGAGCTCAGTGCTGGCGGTGGCGGCCGACAAGGCCGCGCTGGGCAAGAAGGGTCGGGTAGCCAACGAGACGCACCCGGACCGCAGGGACACCAATGGGCGTAGCGCCCACATGCTGGCCGCCGGCCTGGTGCAGGCTGCCATCCGCTCGCTGCCGAAGCCGCTGCAGCACTTCGGCCACACGCTGTACTCGCCGCTGGCCAACGGTGACGATGTGGCGATTGCTCACGGCCTGGTGTGGATCGGCGCCGGCCTTGGCCAACTGACCCAGCGCCAGGGCGAGCGGGCTTACTGGATGGCGCTGGCGGCGATCAACTCGCACAAGCGGGCGGTGAATGGCCGCGACACGCTGCGCCCGGGCGAGGTCTGCCTCTTCATTGAGGAGCGCCTCGGCTGCCGGATCGACCCCGGCAACTGGGCGCGGGACTATGCCAGTGCCTGGGAGCGCCTGGCGCGCCACATCGACCGGCTCGACGCCCAGGCGCTGAGGCCGGTCGCCGAGGTGGTGGCGAAGCAGAGCGGCCTACGGAAGGGGCCGGGCTGGCGCTGGCATCAGGTTGACCGCGATACGGTGGCGGTGCAGCGCGCAGAGGCCTACGCCGAGCGCCGGGACCATCACCAGCAGCGCCTGGCCGAACGCCTGCGCGGGATGTCGGACCAGCAACTGGTGCGGTGGGCGGCGAGGATGAAACGGTACGGGGAGGCTTACCGGGATGAGTGGGGTGAGGACATCCTGGAGTGCCCCAGTGTCCATCAACGCTACCATGACCGGGTGGCGGCGTTTTGGGCCCAGCGTGAGCGCCTGAAACAGGTTGCTTGACAGTTTGAAGAGCGTTTTGATAGTATTTAGCCATCCTCAAAGCTTTTTCTTAACCGAAATTGCTTTACCAGCTTCGGGGGGTGGCCGGTTCGAGTCCGGCGGCTTGCAAAGTTACCCGGGTGGCAATCCTGTTCGTCATGGCGGTAGTGTTTACCGCTTTCCCGATGACCTCGATTCCGCTGACTGCGACAGCTCTTTTCGCAGGGGAGGGTATTATTATGGTGAAAGAAATCGGTGTTCTGGTTTTCAAATCTCTGACCACTGTGATCTCCGCCATCCTATGTAGCTATGTCGCCGCGGAGGCGAACCCCCACCCTACTTGAGATCGCTGATCTCCAAACCCGGCTCTTAAGCCGGGTTTTTTCGTTTCGCCCCAGGAACGCAGTGCTACCAGCAGCACGTTTTACTTTCCACCCTCTGCAATGTGTATGGCCACGTCGATCGTGCCTTGGTGGAAGCCACTATTTGTCCCCGGGGCGGTTTGCTCTTGGATCTTCTTTTTGAAGGTCTCAACATCCAAGTTGCCTGAGTTCCGCAGCGCGGCGATCAGCGCGTTGAGGATTATCGACTGGCTGTTCGCGACTTCGTTGTTCATATCCACTCCTGTCGTTGTCCGCTGGAGTAGGCATTCTAGCGCTTAGGTTCGCGTCTAGGCTGATTCACCTCAGGAGTAATAGGTATGGCCGAGCCAAGTGGTGCGGTAGCAGCAGCCGGCGCCGTCGGGCTCACTGCCACCGCGATCATCCCCGGAGTCGACGTCAATGCAGTGATCGGCGGCTTCGCCGGCGCGCTGCTGTTCGTGCTCTGGGCCCACGACCTGACCATGGCCAGGCGCCTCGGCTACCTGCTGGCGTCCTGGGTGGGCGGCTACTACGCCGCCACCGAGGCTGTCGGGCGGGGCGCGACTCAATTCTCCGGGCTGCCTGCCCTGGTCACCGCCGCGCTGATCGTCACCATCCTGATCGGCGTGCTCGACTGGATGATCGGTGGCCGCGCGCCGGCATGGCTTCAGATCGTTCTGCAGCGCATCGTCGGCATGATCGGAGGCCGGAAAGATGGTTGACCTGGTGACCCTGGCGGCTGCGGCCGTCTGCGGCGCTATCAGTTGCCGCATCTTCACGTACCAGCGCCACGGTGCCACGTACCGGTTCGGCGTCTCGCTCTGCGCGTACATCCTCGCCGCTGGGACCGGCATGCAGGCGCTGTCGATCAGCCTGGCCGTGCTGATGGCGCGCCACGCAACGCCGATATCGCCCTACCTGCTGGCGGTCCTGGTTGTGCTGCTGGTGCTGGTCTACCGCAACAAGGGCAACATCGCGCCCATCCTGAGGCTCAGTTGAGGTGATCCATGGCGCTGACCAAGAAACAGCGCCTGTTCGTCGACGAGTACCTACTTGACCTCAACGCGACGCAGGCCGCGATTCGGGCCGGCTACAGCACCCGGCGCGCGGCGGAGATCGGCTATCAACTGCTTCAGCGGCCGGAGGTCGCCCAGGCCATCCAGGCAGCCATGGCCGAGCGTTCGAAGCGCACCGAGGTCGAAGCCGACTATGTGATCCGCCGGCTACGCGAGATCGACGAGATGGACGTGCTCGACATCCTCGAGGACGACGGATCGTTCCGGTCGATCCGCGACTGGCCCAAGGCGTGGCGCCAGTTCCTGTCCGGCATCGAGATCGCCGAGTTGTTCGAGGGCCGCGGTGACGACCGCCGCATCGCTGGCGTGCTCCGCAAGGTCAAGTGGCCGGACAAGCTCCGCAATCTGGAACTGCTGAGCCGGCACGTCGGCACCGAGTCTGCCGCGCTGGACCTTGAGTTGAAGCGCCTGGACGTGGCGAAGAAGCGCGCCGAACTGAAGCTGCTGGAGAACCCTGAGGAAGAAGCGCCGCCGACCAGCATCGCGGTGACCATCATCGATGCGAGGGTGCGCGATGCCGACGCTTAACGTGCCTCAGGCGAAGTTCCTGGCCTTGCCGAACAAGTTCTGCGGCTTCGTGGCCGGGTTCGGCTCCGGCAAGACCTGGGTGGGCTGCTCAGGGCTCGCCCAGCACGCATGGGAATGGCCGCGCATCAACGCCGGCTACTTCGCGCCGACCTACGCCCAGATCCGTGACATCTTCTATCCGACGATGGAGGAGGTGGCCTTCGACTGGGGGCTGCGGACCAAGATCAACCAGGCGAATCACGAGGTTCACCTCTACAGCGGCAGCGCCTACCGCACGACGATCATCTGTCGCTCCATGGAGAAGCCGCAGACTATCGTGGGCTTCAAGGTCGGCCGGTCCTTGGTGGACGAGCTTGACGTGCTGTCGCTGATCAAGGCCCAGCAGGCCTGGCGCAAGATCATCGCGCGGATGCGCTACAAGGTGGACGGCCTGCGCAACCGTGTCGACGTCACCACCACCCCGGAGGGCTTCAAGTTCGTATTCCAGCAGTTCGTGAAGCAGTTGCGCGAGAAGCCGCACCTGCAGGACCTGTATGGCCTGGTCCAGGCCAGCACCTACGACAACGAGGCGAACCTGCCGGACGACTACATCGATTCGCTGATGGATTCGTACCCGCCGCAACTGATCGCGGCGTATCTGCGCGGCCAGTTCGTCAACCTGACGTCCGGCACGATCTACACGGCCTATGACCGCAAGCTCAACGCCTCGCAGGAGACGGTTCAGCCAGGCGAGCCGATATACGTGGGTATGGACTTCAACGTCGGCAAGATGGCCGCCGTCGTGCATGTGAAGCGATTGGGGCTGCCGCACGCGGTCGACGAGATCGTCAACGGGTACGACACCCCGGACATGATCCGCCAGATCAAGGAGCGGTTCTGGCTGTACGCCGACGGCGAATATCGGCCTACCCGCCAGATCAGGATCTACCCCGACGCCTCCGGCGACTCGCGCAAATCGGTACGGGCCAGCGAGACCGATATCGCGCTGCTCAAGCAGGCCGGCTTCGTCGTCTCGGCGCCCGCAGCCAACCCGCCTGTCAAGGACCGGATCAACTCCATGAACGCCATGTTCTGCAACGCCAAGGACGAGCGCCGGTATCGGGTCAACCCCGACCGGTGCCCGACCTATGCCGACGCCCTGGAACAGCAGGTGTGGGGCACAAACGGCGAGCCGGACAAGTCGGCCGACATCGACCACCCCAACGATGCGGCTGGCTACTTCATTCACAAGGAATTCCCGGTCGAGCGACCTGCGGCCGTTGTTACCACCCTGAGGTTCTGACAATGAGCGATTCCGTTTGCCAGTGCTGCGCCGCTGTCGAGGAGATGCGCGAGCACTGGAAGCTGGTCGATTGCATCAAGGGCGGCACCTCGGCCATGCGCGAAGCGGGGGAGGCGTATCTGCCCAAGCGGCAGCTCGAGACGAGGGAGGACTATGAAGCGCGGCTGAAGCTGGCGACGCTGCACCCCGCGTTCGAGGAAACGGTCGGCGCCATGGTGGGGCGGGTGTTTGCGAAGCCGGTCGTGATCGGTGATGACGTGCCGCAGGAGATCGCCGACCTGCTGACCGACGTGGATACGGAGGGACGTGATCTGCAGGTGTTCGCCCAGGACTGGTTCCGCGGCGGGCTGGAGTATGGCCTGAAGTTCGCCCTGGTCGAGATACCGCAACGGCCAGAGGATCTGCCGAACACACGACAGGCCGAGCAACAGGCCGGCTTCAGGCCCTACGGGGTGCTGATCGAGCCTGGCCAGGTGCTGGGGTGGAAGACCGGCAAGGTTGCTGGTGTCGACAGCCTGACCCAGTTCCGTTTCCGGACGTGCCGGGTGGAGGAGGTGGACGAGTTCACCGACGAGTCCGTTGAGCAGATCCGCGTGATCGAGCCCCACCGGCATCGAGTGTTCGAGGAGGGCAAGGACGGGTGGGAGATAGTGTCGGACACGCCGAACACGCTCGGCTTCATCCCCTTGGTGCCGTATTACACCGCGCGTACCGGATTCCTCACGGCGAAGCCACCGCTGCTCGAACTCGCCCACCTGGTGGCAAAGCACTGGTGGCTCCAGTCCTCCCTGGACAGTCTGGTTGATGTCGCCTGCGTGCCGATCCTGGTGATGACTGGCGTCGACTCCGGCGACGAGCTGGCCATCGGCGCGCGCTCCGCGGTGAAGTTGCCTCGGGAGGCCGACATGAAGTACGTCGAGCACACCGGCGCCGCCATCAAGACCGCGCGGGAACAGCTTGACTCACTGCAAGAGGAGATGAGACAGGCCGGTGCGAAGTTGGTGGAGAAGTCCACCCAGGTCATGACGGCGAAGCAGTCTGGCGAGGAATCGGCGAAGGAGACCAGCAAACTGGCAATGATGTGCCAGGGCCTGCAGGACAGCCTAGTGCTGTTCCTGTCGTACTTCTCCCTCGCACTGAACAACCGCGCCGAGGGCGGCACCGTGCAGCTCCAGCCGAATCTCGACCCGGATTACGCTCCGGCCGAGACCATGGGTGTGCTGCAGCGCATGCGTGACGGCGGCTCGTTGTCAGACCAGACCCTGTTCAACGAGGCCCAGCGCCGCGGCATGCTTGCCGAGGACCTGGACTGGGAGTCGGAGCAGGAGCGGATCCGCAACCAGGAGCCTGCGATATGACTCGCTTGGAGGTGCTGCTAGCGGAGCTGTATACCGACCATGGTATCGATCTGATCAGGACCACGGCGGGCATGTCGAAGGAAGTCGAGGAGAAGATTACCGAACTCGCCGAGGAGTTGGTGAAGCTGCTGCAGGGCCGCCGGTTGCCGCTGAAGAACGTCAAGGAGGTCAACGCGATCCTCGACGAGGCGGCTAAGGCAATCAAGGCGCAGTACACCGAGATCGCTGCAGCGCATGATGCCAATCTGCGGCAACTCGCGGTCATCGAAGGAGGCTTCGCGTCGAGCTCAGTCAACAGCCTGGTGAGCCGGCCAATCATGCTCGGCGTCGGCAAGAACCGACTCAGCGCCGTGGTTGCGAATACGCTCATCGAGGGCGCGCCTACCAAGCAATGGTGGCTCAAGCAGGCTGCGGATGTGTCGTTCCGGTTCGCCGGTGTGGTGCGCAATGGCTTCGTGAATGGCGAGACCACGGAACAGATGGTCACCCAGATCGTCGGCCGCCGGGCTCGGGGCGACCAACCGCCGGTGAAGGGCTTCATGGATGTCAGCAAGCGCGCGGCTCGGACCTTGGTCCACAACAGCGCCCAAGCGGTGGCCAATGGCGCCAGGATGGAGGTCTACAAGGCCAATTCTGGCGAGAATGGCCCGGTGAAAGGGTATCGCCAGCTCAGCACCCTGGACTCGCACACCACTGAAATCTGCATGGTCTACGACCAGAAGACCTGGGATCTGCAGTTCAGACCTGTGGGGCACTCGCTGCCGTACAAGCAAGGTTGCCCGCGGCACTGGGGGTGTCGCAGTGCCACTCTGCCTTGGCTCAAGACGATGCGTGAGCTAGGTATCGACGTCGACGAGGTGAAGAGCACCCGGGCGTCGATGGACGGCCAGGTGCCGGCCAGTCTGAACTTCGAGACATGGCTCAAGGGTAAGTCGAAGGCCTTCCAGGACGAGAAGCTGGGGCCCGGCCGCGCCGACCTTTGGCGCCGAGGCGTCATCACCTTGAGCGACCTGTTGGACCAGCGGGGTAACCCGCTGAGCCTGGCCCAACTCAAGTCGCTGTACGCGCCCGACTGATCACCAATTCGTGTAGGCCCCGGCAACGTCCGGGGCTTTTTTATGCCTGCGTTTCGGATGGAGCGGGGCGCCTTCCGGGCCGGATGGCCCATCGCAATGGCCGGATGGCCGGAGAAAGACGAGATGAAACTGAAGACTGTCGAAGTCGATGGCAAGCAATACGCCGAGGTCCAGGATGGCAAGCCGGTTTACGTGGAGGATGACGGCAAGGAGATCGCGTTCGATGCGGTCGGTACCCGAGCCACCATCACCCGCTTGAACGGAGAGGCCAAGCAGCACCGCGAGCGGGCGGAGAAGGCCGAGAAGATCGCAAAAGACTTCGAAGGCATCGAGGACCCGGCCGCAGCGCGTAAAGCCCTGGAAACAGTCGCCAACCTCGACGCGAAGAAGCTGGTGGATGCCGGCGAGATCGAGAAGGTGAAGGCTGAAATCGGCAAGGCCTACGACACCAAGCTGACCGAGGCCACCACGCGCGCGGAGCAGTTGGAGCAGCAGCTCTACGCCGAGAAGATCGGCGGCAGCTTCTCCCGCTCGAAGTTCGTGGCCGACCGCCTGGCTGTTCCGGCCGACATGGTGCAGTCCGTGTTCGGTAAGCACCTGAAGATCGAGGACGGCAATGTCGTCGCCTACGACGCCCACGGCAACAAGCTGTACAGCAAGGCCCGTCCCGGCGAGGCCGCCGATTTCGATGAAGCGCTGGAGATTCTCGTCGACCAGTACCCCTACCGCGACCAGATCCTGAAGGGCTCTGGCCACTCCGGCGGCGGAACGCCCCCGGGCGGCAAGCCCTCCGGCAGCACGGCCAAGTCGCTCGCCGACTGCAAGACCGAGGCCGAGAAGGTCGCCTACCTCGAAACGATCAAGTAAGGAGGCCACATGGCTTTCGATCTCGCTGTATTCAACAAGCAGACCTACACGGCTCTGACCGAAACCGTCGCCCAGGCGATCGACAAATTCAACCAGGCATCCGCCGGCACCATCGTCCTGCAGAACGCACCGGCGCAGGGCGACTTCGACATCAAGGCCAGCTTCAAGCTGATCGCCAATCTGGTGCGCCGCCGCAACGTCTACGGCAACGGCGACGTGGCTGCGACTCGTCTGACGCAGTTGCTCAACGCCGCAGTGAAGGTCGCCGCCGGCACGCCACCGATCGAGTATGAAGCGGCCCAGTACAACTGGGTGTTGCAGAACCCGGCGTTGGCGGCCCTGACCATCGGTGAGCAACTGGGTAAGGCACGGGTCGCGGACATGCTGAACACCGCCATTCGCGGCGCGGTGGCTGCGATCAGTGGTCACACCGACGCGACCCATGGCAGCGCCACCGAGACCGCAACCTTCCGCACCCTGAACAAGGCGGCGTTCAAGTTCGGCGACCGCGCCAACGCCATCGCGGCCTGGGTGTTCCACTCCAGCGTGGTCAGCGATCTCTACGACAACGCTCTTGCGAACGCCGAGAACCTGTTCACCTACGACGGCGTGAACGTGATGCGCGACCCGTTCGGCCGCCTGTTCGTGGTGACCGACGCCGACTCGCTGATCGTGCCGGCGGGCGCCGACCCCGAGGCCAACCCAGCTTCGTTCCGCTCGTTGGGCCTGGTGCAGAGCTCGGTGCTGGTGACCGGCAACAACGACTTCGACGCTGTCCTGAACCGCACCACCGGCAAGGAGAACCTGGGTTCGGTCTACCAGGCCGAATGGAGCTACAACCTGGGCGTGCTCGGTTACACGTGGAAGACCGGTACGGGCGGCGCTTCGCCGAACGATACCGCGATCGGCACCGCGGCGAACTGGGAGCGCACCGCCACCAGCGTCAAAGACACCGCCGGCGTTCTGGTGCTGAGCAAGTAGCCGCAGAGGGGCCGCCAGGCCCCCTTTTCATGAGGTGGACAATGACCAAGAAGATTCTGTGGTTCGTAGCTGGCCCGGCGACCGCGGACCAGATGGAGTTCGCCCAGCGCAATGGGCTGACGATTCGGGATCCGCTCGCCTATCGCCAGGGTGACTTCCTCGAACAGGCCGATGCGGTGGCCGGCGAGGTGCCGCGGGCATACTCGGCGGACTACGACCTGATCGAACTGCAAACCAACGGTGCTGCGAAGGCTCCGGGCATCCATGACGGCGAGCCCACCCTCGACGAAATCAAGGCTGACCTGAAGGCCCTCGGCGTTGCGTTCGATGGGCGTGCAGGCAAGGCTGCGTTGGCGAAACTGCTCGCCGAGGCGAAGGCGGCCCAGGAGCCCTCGCCGTTGAACGACGAGCAGGTGCTGGCGCGTCTCGTTGAACTGGGTGTCGAGGTGCCGGAAGGCGCCACGCCCGATTCGCTGCGCGAGCTCCTGAAGGCGACCGAGGAGAAAGCCAATGGCGGTGGTGACTGAGGGTGACAGCGCCAACAGCTACGTCTCCGTCGACCAGGCTACCGAGTATCACGCTCAGCGCGGCAATGCTGCCTGGGCGTCGGCCTCCAATGACAGCCGCTCCTCGGCACTGATCAGGGCGACCGACTACATCGACCGCAGCTATCAATTCCGAGGCTCGAAGGTCGACCCGGACCAGCCGCTGGAGTTTCCACGCACCGGCCTGGCCTGGCCGAACCGGAAGCTGCAGGCCGCAACGTGCGAACTGGCCCTGTTGGCGCTTGACGGGCCGCTGGATACGGTACAGCAGGCCTCCGCCGTGAAATCCGAGACGGTGGGGCCCCTCACCACGGTCTACGCCGATCCGGTGAACCAGGGGCAGCCGCGCTACGTTGCAGCGGATCGGCTTCTGGGGGCGCTGACCGTCGGCGGCGGCATGTTCAACGTCAGGGTGTCGAGGATGAGCTGATGGCCGATATCTACGACCGTTCCCGGGCGATGGCCATACGCATGCTGGCACCGCGGAGTAAGGGCGGTAAGGGGCTTGAGCTACGCCTGACCAAGTTCGAGCAGGGCGAGTACGACCCGGCGACCGGTGGAAGTCCAACCATCGAGCGCCGCTTCGATGGTTCCGGCATGCGCCAGGACTACGATGTGCGGGTTATCGATGGCTCGCTGATCCAACAGGGTGATGTCGAGATCATCATGTCACCAGTGCAGCTCGGGGGGCAGGACATGCCGGCGCCGAGGAACGGCGACCGTATCGAGTTCGACGGCGAGGCCTTCAAGGTGGTGACTGCGAAAGCCTGGAATTATGCCGGCCTGGACATCGGTTTCGTCGCGCAGGCGAGGAGGTAGCGTATGGCCCGTGGCTCTCGCATGCGTCAACGCTACTCGGGGCGCCAGGGCAGCTTCGCTGCAGCGGTGGCGCAGTTCCGCGACCAAGCCTTGGCTGCCGGCGATGCGATCTACCAGCGGATCATGCTGGACCTGTCCGTCAAGGTGATCGAGAAATCTCCAGTCGGTGACCCGGAGCGGTGGGCCGCGAACGTCGCTTACCGACAGAGGGCTAGTGCTACGGCGGACCGCTACGACGAGAACGTTGCGATTCGCAATACCCTGATCAACCTGAATCCGAGCAACTTCACCAGGAACGGGAATCTGCGTCGAGGCGTGAAGCACGCGAAGCCGCTGACCAAGGCGGAGCGTGACCAGAACTTCGACGTCAACGGGATGGTGGCCGGGCGCGGGTATGTTGGCGGGCGCTTTCGGGCCAACTGGCAGTTCAGCATTGGCACGGCCGCACAGGGGGAGATTGATGACGTCGACCCGACTGGCAGCAAGGCAATTTCTGCAGTGACCGCTGGGGTCCAGCCGCTGAAGCTCGGTGATACCGCCTACCTGGTGAACAACCTTCCGTATGCGGTACCGCTGGAGTACGGGCACTCCAGCCAGGCGCCGGCTGGCATGGTCCGGGTGACCATCGCCGAATTCCAGCAGATTGTGGAGGCCGCCGTCGGGGCGAACCAGGTATGAGTCACGAGATCATTCAGCAACTGTTCGAGGCTCGCCTGGACGTCTGGGCGAAGGCCAAGGGGATCCCGGTCGCGTACCCGAATGTGACGTTCGAACCGACGCCGGGTGCCATCTATCTGCGCTGCTTCACGCTGCCCGCTGGCACTACCAGTAGCGACTTGGGTGGCTACCACCGGGGCTTCACCGGTGTGTTCCAGATCAGCATCGTGGTCCCTGGTGGGCAGGGCACCGGCGTTGCCGCAGACATCATCGCCGGGTTGGGTCAGCAGTTCCCTCTCTACAGCGAGTTGTCCCGCCCCGGTTTCTCTGTGCAGGTGGTGAGCCCCCCAGCGCCGGGACCCTGGATATCGGGGGACATCGCCGATACCAAGCCAGTCTCCATCGGCTATCGCGCCGACATCTTCTGATCGCCCGCATGGGCACACCAGCACCCGCCATGAGCGGGTTTTTTCATTTCCACACGAGGAAAACTCCATGTCCGCAAGCCTCCCCAACGGCGCGCTGCTGGCCATTGCTGCCACCTACGGCCCGGCTATTCCGGTTACCGCTGTCTCCAACGCCAAGCCAGCGGTTGCTACCGCAGATGCTCACGGCCTGCTGGTCGGTGACGTCGTGTCGCTGGTGTCCGGCTGGACCGGCCTGAACGGCCGAGCCGTCAAGGTCGCAGCTTCCACCGAGGACACCTTCTCCCTGGGCAATATCGATACCACCGATGTGATCCGCTACCCGGCCGGCGGCGGTATCGGCTCGGCGAAGAAGGTCCTCACCTGGCAGCAGATCCAGCAGGTGATGAACCCGACCACCTCCGGCGGCGAACAGCAGTTCGTCCAGTACCAGTACCTCGAGGACGATGACCAGCGCCAGTTGCCCACCTTCCGCAACGCTCAGTCGTTCTCGATGCCGATCGCCGACGACCCCAACTTGCCGCAGTGGGCGGTGATTGAGGCGGCGGACCAGAGTAAAGCGCTGCAGGTGATCCGCCTGACGCTGCGCAACGGATCGGAGGTTTTCTACAACGGCTACGTCTCGGTCAGCGACACCCCGACCCTGAACGTCAACGAAATCATGACCCGGACCCTGACCATCGCTCTCGATGGCCGCCCGGTTCGCTACAACCCGGCCCCCTAAGGAACTGTCATGGCGAAGAAGTTCAGCATCGCGCAGGCGCCCACCTTCGAATCCAGTGTGGAGATTCCCCGCCTCGGCGGGGAGTCCATCAAGGTGCCATTCACCTTCAAGTACCTGGATCGTGAAGCGCTGGCCGACCTCTACAGCAGTTGGGGGGAGCGGTTCAAACGCCTGGTCGAGGAGACTCGCGAGCAGTCTCTGGAAGCGTTCACCACGGCTCAGATCGACCTCCAGGTCGAGCAGGTACAAGCCGTTGTGGCCGGGTGGGGGTTCGACGAGGCGTTCACCGAGGCCAACGTCCGGCTGCTGGTGTCCTCCTTGGTCAGCGTGCCCGAGGCCATCCTCGAGGCCTACCAGAGCGCCTACAGCAGAGGGCGCTTGGGAAACTGAAGCGCGCCGCACAAGAACTCTATCGGCCTGCAGCCAGCGCCCAGGAGCTGGCGCAGTTCGGATTGTCGCCGGATGACTTCGACGAAAGCGACGAGCAGATGGAACTCTGGCCCCGCAACTGGACGGCCTTCATCGTCTTCGAGGCGATGAGTACCCAGTGGCGGGCCGGCATGTGTGGCGCAACAGGCCTGGACTACACCGCTTTGCCGGTGGTGATGCAGATGTGCGGCGTAGCCGCTGGTGAGCAAGCCGCGGTGTTCGCGGATATCCGGGTAATGGAAGACGCCGCTCTGCGGACCTTCCGCGAGCAGAGGGAGTCGGGATGAGCAATTTCGCCGAACTGGGCATCAAGGTCGATTCGAGCCCGGCCGCCAAGGCGGCCGAGGACCTCGACAAGCTGGTCGACTCCGCCGATCAGGCCGAACAGGCGATCGACAACCTGTCCGACGCCAGCAAGGGCCTCGAGCAGGCCACCAAGGGAGTGTCGCGCGCGGAGGAGGATGCTGCGCGCAGTGTCGACAAGGCGGCCGGTGCGCGTGAACGCCAGGCTGCTGCCAGCCGGAAGGTATACGACAGTGCCGCTGGCGAGATATCCATCATCAGCCAGTTGGAACGGGCGCTCTCCGGCAACGTCGCCAACATCGACGATCTGATTCGCGCCGAGAGCTTGCTCGAGCGGGCGCGCAAGTCCGGCCTGACCACGCTGCAGGACGAGGCGCAGTATCAGGATCGCCTGGGTGCGGCCTATGACCGGTTGCAGAAGGCGGAAACCAAGGAGGCCGCCGAGAAGCAGCGCCTGGTCGCGGCGCAGAACCGTCAGATCGAAGCGATGCAACGCACGGTCAACAGCATCGATCCGGTGACCGCCGCGTTGGCCAGGCTTGAGAAGCAGGAAGCCGCGTTGCGTGGTCTGCGCGCCGCTGGCGGGCTGGATGACGCCGGGCTGGCCGCCGGTTTGGAGAAGATCGCGGCGAAGCGGCGGGACATCGAAGGGACCGGCGGCGCGATCAACAAGCTCGGGCTGACCAGCAAGGAAGCGCGCGAGAATGTGTTGCAGTTGGGTAACGCCCTCTCCACCGGTAACTGGCGGGTCGCCGCCCACAACATCGCCGAGATCGGTGTGAACGCCGGCGGCGCCGCGCGCGGTGTTATCGGCGTCCTGGCCCCGATTGGGCTGCTGGCAGCGGCGATCGGTGGTGTGACTGCGGCGGCTTACCTGGGAAGCAAGGAACAGGGCGAATACAACAAGGCGCTGATCATGACCGGCAACTACGCTGGTACCAGTGCCTCTGGACTGGGCGAAATGGCCCGCCAGGTCAGCAGTACGGTTGGCACGACCGGAGCTGCTGCCGAAGTGCTGGCCACCTTGGCAGGCAAGGGAGACCTGGCCAGCGAAAGCTTTGTCGCCATCACCCAGGCCGCGCTCTCGATGGAGGAGGCAACTGGCCGCGCGGTAGCGGATACCGTCGCCGAGTTCGTGAGGCTGGGAGAGGACCCTGTGAAGGCCTCGAAAGCCCTGAACGAGCAGTACAACTACCTCACCGCATCCGTCTACTCGCAGATCAAGGCGCTGGAGGAGCAGGGGGATCACGCCGGCGCGGTGAAGCTGGCGACTGAGGCCTACGCTGACGCAATCAACCAGCGGACCCCGAAGATTCTGGAGAACCTGGGTTGGATTGAGCGTGCTTGGGATGGAGTCGCACGTGCTGCGAAGCGCGCGTGGGATGATGCCAAGAGCATTGGTCGCCAGGACATCGACTCCCAGATCGCCGACGTGGAGCGGCGCCTTGCCCAGCTCGATCAAGGTGGTTTCGGCCTGGTCGGCAACCGCGACGAGAGCCGGAACCGCCTGCGCGAAGAGCTCGACATGCTCCGCGAGCGGAAGAAGGCGATGGAGGACGATGCCAGAACCGCCGGCGAGCGCGCTCGGGCTGAACAGGCCGCCCAGAATGCTATTGACCGGATCGACGCTCGTTCCAGGACGGCGCTGACCAACCAGCAGAAGCGCGCCAAGGAGTTGGAGCAATACAAGAAGGATCTACAGGCGATCCGCGAGGTGAACCCGAATGATGACCGCCTGCAGCAGGCGACCATCGATCGCGAGATCGCCAACATCAACGCCAAGTACAAGGACCAGAAGGGCTCCGCCGGTTCGGTGGACCTACGCGCGGCCAACGCCGCGAAGAACAGCTTGGCCGAGATCACCGCGACCTACCGTAACGCTCAAAAGGAATTGGAGGCATCCCAACGCGCAGGCGTGATCAGCGCGGAAAGTTACGCGCAGCAGCGCATCTCGATCATCCAGCAGGAGCGGGATGAGGTCACCCATGCCTACGAGCGTGAAATCGCAGCGCTGGAGGCTGCCAGGGCGAAGCAAGGAACCTCGGCAGCCCAGCGAATCCAACTCGACCAGAAGATCGCCGACGCCAGGACGGCGCTGGTCAAGGCGCAGCAGGACGCCGATTCACAGCTTAACCAGATCGAACTCAGCGAGCAGGGGAGGCTTCGGCGACAGGAGCAGTCGGTGCAGCGCTACACGCAGGCGCTGCATGCGCAGGTCGATGCGTTGCGTCTGGAGGGCGAGCGCGCTGCGGCCGGTGTCGGCATGGGTGGACGAGAGCGGTCCCGCTTCGAGCACTTGAACAGTCTCGACGACCGCTACAACCAGCAACTGATGGACCTGGAGAACCAGCGCTCCGATCCCAGTCGGCAGATGTCGGACGAGGAGTACGAGAAACGTCTGGCTGCGCTCAGGAAGGCGCATCAGGACCTGCGAGATACCGTGGTCAGCAACTACGACCAGATGACCGCTGCCCAGTCAGACTGGAGCAAGGGAGCGAGCGGGGCCTGGAACGACTATCTCGAAAGCGCCAGGAATGTCGCTGGACAGACACATGACCTGTTCACCAACGCGTTCCGCGGCATGGAAGACTCAATCGTCAACTTCGCTATGACCGGCAAGGTGTCGTTCGCCGACTTCGCCAAGAGCATCCTGGCCGACATGGCGCGGATTGCAACGCGCGCCGCTGCCTCGCAGGCCCTCTCGTCCCTCTTCGGCGGCTTCTTCGGCGGTGGAAACGCTGCCGCGCAGTCTGGTGTCGACAACCTTGTGAGCAACAGCGGGCTGTTCGCCAACGGTGGCGCGTTCGCCGGTGGCGTGCAGATGTTCGCCACTGGCGGGGCATTCACCAACAGCGTGGTCAGCACGCCAACCGCGTTCGGCATGAGCGGCGGCCGCCTGGGTGTGATGGGCGAAGCGGGGCCAGAGGCAGTGATGCCGCTGACCAGAACCTCATCCGGTGCCCTCGGTGTGCGCGCTATGGGCGGCGGCGGTTCGCAGATCAACGTCGAGGTGAACATTGCCTCGGATGGTTCGGCCAACGTCTCCAGCAGCCAGCCTGGCCTGGACCAGTTCGGTCGCGACATCGGGACGTTCGTCGAGCAGAAATACCGACAACTCCTGGCGCGTGATCTGCGGCGTGACGGTGCGATCGGCCGGGCCATCAACGGGTAGAGCACATGGCAATCGAAACCTTCACCTGGGCCACCGAGAGCGGTGGCGAGGGCGACATCACCTTCGCCACCAGGTCCGCGCAATTCGGTGACGGCTACAAGCAGTTGGTGAGCGAAGGCCTGAACAGCAAGTCCCAGAGCTGGCCTGTGTCCATCACCGGGCCGGCGGCGACCATCAAGGCCGCGATGGACTTCCTGGACCGCCACACCGGAGCGCGGGCGTTCCTCTGGACGCCGCCCCTGGGCGGCCTGGGCTTCTACACCTGTGCGGGGTACCGACCAGTCAACCTCGGCGGCCGGGTCTACCGGCTGACCGCGACCTTTGAACAGGCATTCCATCCATGACACTGATCACCGATATCCAGAAGCTGGAGCCCGGCGGCGAGGTCGTGCTGTTCGAGCTCGACGGCAGCGACTTCGGCGCCGACGTGGTCCGGTTCCACGGACACGCTATCCCGCACAGCCCGCAGGAACTGGCCGCCGCCGGTGCCAACGCCGACCAGCTACCGGCGAAACCGATCTGGTGGCAGGGCAACGAATTCGCGGCCTGGCCGGTGCAGATCGAGGGCATCGAGGCCAACAGCGATGGTACTGCGGCGCGGCCGAGCTTCACCGCCGGCAACGTCAATGGCCGGATTACGGCGCTCTGTCTGGCGTTCGAGGACCTGCTCCAGTTCCGCCTCACCATCCGGACGACGCTGGCGAAATATCTGGACGCGGCGAACTTCCCTGGCGGCAATCCCGACGCTGATCCCTCCCAGGAGATCGTCGAAATCTGGTACTTGGACCAGAAAACCCACGAGGACGGCCAGTATGTGGCTTGGGAACTGGCCTCGCCAGGCGACGTTGGCGGCGAGCAGGTCGGCCGGCAGATGACCACCCTTTGCCACTGGGCGATGACGGGCGGGTACCGCGGGCCCGACTGCGGCTACACCGGCCCGTACTTCGACATCGACGGCAACCCCACCGATGACCCAGCCCGGGACGAGTGTGATGGCTGCCTGGGCACCGGTTGCATCCCGCGCTTCGGTGAAGGCAACCAACTGCCCTTCGGCGGCTTCCCTGCCGTCTCGATCATCGCCAGGAGCTGACCATGCTCAAGCACATCCTGTCTGCCGTGCAGAAGCACGCCGCGGCAGAGTATCCGCGCGAGTGCTGCGGACTGATCATCCGTTCTGGCCGGAGCCAGCGATACGTTCCCTGCGAAAACACTGCTGCCGACGCCAGCGAAGAGTTCCGCATAGCACCGGCGGCGTATGCAGAGGCAGAGGACCAGGGCGAGATCGTCGCCGTGGTGCACAGCCACCCCGATGCCACCAGCCGACCGAGTGCCGCAGACGTCGCGATGTGCAACGCCTCGGGCCTGACTTGGCACATCCTGAGCTGGCCGGAAGGCGACCTGCGCACCATCGAGCCTGTCGACCAGGTGCCGCTGCTCGGGCGCGCCTTCGTGCATGGGGTGCAGGACTGCTGGCAGGTCTGCTCGGACTGGTACCAGAGGGCGTGGGGCATCGAGTTCCCGCACTTCGAGCGTGCCGACGGCTGGTGGGAGCGGGCAGATGGTCCGAGCCTCTACGAACAGCAGTTCGAGGCTGCAGGATTCGTCCGGGTGGATCGGCCGCAGCGCGGCGACATGATCGTGATGGCGGTGGGGCGCACCGCGCATCCGAACCACGCCGGGATATACCTGGGGGGCGACCCATCACTACCTGGCGAGGATGCGCAGCACTTCGGTGCCGGACCTTTCATGCTGCATCACCTGTACGGGAAACCCTCAGAGATCATCGTGTTCGGCGGGCCATGGCTCGACCGGACGCGCCTTGTGTTGCGTCATCGGGATGCGCAGTGAGCGTCGCTAAGCTCGGTTGGTATGTGTTGGGATGCGTTGGTACGTGTTGACGAGCGTACAATGTACGCCTATAGTCGCTTCGTCTGAGCATCGGCCACTACCTTATACCGGCCGGTGTGCGACATACGAAGGGTCCCTGAGGGGGCCCTTAATATTTTCTAGGGACGGAAAATGAATCGCCTCGGTATTTTCGTCGACGCTGGCTATCTTTTCGCGCAAGGTTCCACCGCAATAGCTGGAAATCCTGAGCGACGCACCAACCTTTCCCTGAACGAAGAAGCAGTTGTCACCCAACTTCTCGAGACTGCCGCGGATCTCTCCGGTGGAACCCCCCTGCTGAGGATCTATTGGTACGATGCCATCGGTGATAGGGGGCCAACGCTTGAACAGAAGAGGCTGGCCAGTAGCAACAATGTAAAAGTCCGTATGGGGACGCTGAATGGCAGCGGTCAGCAGAAAGGCGTCGATTCTATGATCGTCATCGATATGATTGAGCTTGCCCGCAACCATGCTATAGCGGATGCAGTCCTCTTATCTGGTGATGAAGATGTTCGTGTAGGCGTTCAGTTTGCTCAGAGCTACGGAGTCAGAGTACACCTTATTGGTATCGCCAACGAGCATGACAACAGTCATCAATCCCTGAGCCTCATCCAAGAAGCGGATACTCATACCGAGTGGACAGCTAAAATCGTGAACTCTTTCTTGAGTATTCGGCATGCTGCACCTCGGCCGAATCGAGCTCTCCCGCCAGCGGTCGTAGAGGACCCGCAAGCGCCTGCAGTAAATGAAGGCGGAATGACAGATGACGAAGTAATCCAACTTATCGAACCGGTCATTAGCGGATTAGTTGACGCATTGGTTCCCAACGATCTCCAGGGCCTCAAGGAATTGCTTCACACAAGCAACTCACTTCCTCGAGAGTTCGACGGAAAGCTGCTGGGTACGTGTAGGGATCAGATCGGAATGGATCTTCCTCCTGTAGCCAAGCGGCATGCGCGAAAACGATATATCGAGTTAGTCAAAGCCAAGTAACCTAAGCCCAGCCCCGCGCTGGGCTTTTTGCATCTGGTTCCCATGGAAAGCCCGGTGTTTAGCCGGGTTTGGTACTGCCCGCCTCCTAACGATGCTTGTGCTCGCAGCCATCGTGACCTAATCAAGTCGATGGACTCGACTCCCGGCAATCATCCTGTCATCGCGGACAAGGTCTTCAGGTTTGCTCAAGCGACGCTAGCGAACCTCATTAGCTGCTATGACTACCAGAGCCGGCAAATCGAGCGGATGAGGCAGCGCGAGTGACCTGTCCTTCGGACGCCTGAGCCCGGCCTTGTGGTGGGTTTTGCTGCTGGCTGTTTGCTATCCTGTGCCATCCTTGTTGTGGAGAGTCGTATGGAAGCTGACGAGAAAAAATGCCCATTCTGCGCTGAAATAATCAAGGGTGAGGCAATCAAGTGCAGGTACTGTGGCGAAGCACTTAATGAGGAAGTAGGGCTACTGCAACATCCTAAAAAGCCCACTATGGGGGCAGCAAAAAAAGTCCTGATCTGTTTAGTGCTGCTACCAATAGGTGCTCTGGTGGCTCTCCTAATTCTTGGTGCAGTTCTAGAAAGCACAGAGACCCCTGAGTCCAGGGATAAGGATAGGGCTCGAGTAGCTATCGATTTGTGCTGGAAAGATGTTGATGATCGACTTTTAGACATGTCGGCTAGGCGTTTCGCTAAGTCGGTATGCCAGAAACTGGCTGCTGATTATGAGGCGAAGTACGGCCGATCATCCTTCATACGGAAGGAATGAATAATCGCATAAACCGCCTCCGGGCGGTTTTTTATTACCTGGAGAAACGCATGACTACCGCAGCGCACCACACTCCGATGACCACCATCAAACTCTACGGCGCGCTCCGGCAGTTCGGCCGGGAGTACCGTATGCTCGTCGGGTCGACTGCTGAAGCGATCAAGGCCTTGTGCGTGCAGATTCCTGGCCTCGAGCGCTTCCTCGCCAATGCCCACCTGCGAGGCATGGAGTTCGCTGTATTCCGTGGGAAACGGAACATTTCCGAAGATGAGCTGCAGTTCGGGGGCGCCGAGGAAATTCGCATTGCTCCGGTCATGCGTGGCCGGAAGCGTGGCGGGCTGGTGCAGACGATTGTGGGCGTTGCCCTTATCGTGGCGGCGACTATCATGGCCGGTCCTGGTGGTTTCGCCGCTGCTGGTGGTCTGACTGGGGCGATGGGGACAGCAGGTGTGGCGATGGCGATTGGCGGCGTTATCCAAATGCTCAGCCCCCAGGCCCAGGGCCTGAAGCAGAGCGCGGCTCCGGAGAACCTTCCCAGCTACGCCTTCGGTAGCGCCAGAAACACCACCGCCAGCGGGAACCCGGTGCCGATCTGCTATGGAAAGCGCCGCTGGGGCGGGGCGATTATTTCGGCGTCGATTTATTCGGAAGACAAAATTTAATTAGGAATGCTTTCTTGCTTGTTTAGAGAGTATCTGTAAGAGAATTTTTTGCCATATATAGATCTGAAGTCTATTTGATAATCGAAACTTGTGTTTGGCGGCTGTAATGTTGTGAATATAAGCCTTGAGGTCGTGCACTCTTTGTTGTCGTGGATATCTACAAGGACGATTTCCTCCCCTGTTTTTAGTGAGTCGTTGGGGCGAGGCATTCCGGCAATTGCGCAGTATGGGGATACTCCTTGTTTAGCTAGTGCGTGTAGAATGTTTCCATCTATTTCCTTGCCATTCTCGTAGAATGTTACTTTGTCTATATATGCTGGCCCTAGTCCGTTATTGAATATTATCATTTTGTAGTCATCTTTAAGGGATGGGTATGAGTTTACTCTTGGTTCGACGCTTATGTAGTTGTGTTCCTTAAGGGTATAGGCTTGATATGCGCTTAGGGTTACGGCAGTTATTGAAGTGAACAGGGCGCACCACTCAATCCAATGTGATCGTGAGGCCTTCTCTTGGTTGCTCATGATTTTCATTCCTTGAAAGTGAAGTTGAATTTCCAATTTATATAGATAAACCCGCTAAGTGAATTTCTACTAGCACTTTAGATAGCCCGCTTATGTGCGGGCTATTTCATGCCCGGAGGAAAGCATGGGCGCAGTTCACCAGCACCTGGCCGGCCGCAAGGGCGGCAGTAGCAAGCCGAAACAGCCGGTCGAGGCACCCGACAGCCTGCGCTCGGTCGCGATGGCCAAGATCCTGCTCGCCGTGGGCGAGGGCGAGTTCGCCGGCGTTCCGAGCGAGCGCGACATCTACCTCGACAACACCCCGCTGATGGACCCGAGCGGTAACCTGAACTTCCCGAACGTTAAGTGGGAGTGGCGCGCGGGGGCGGTGGACCAGGACTACATCCCGGGCATCCCTGCCGTTGAGAATGAAACCAGCGTCAACGTCGAGTTGCGCAGCGATACGCCCTGGGTGCGCTCGTTGAGCAATACCCAACTTTCCGCAGTGCGCCTGCGCTTCGCCTGGCCGGCGCTCCAGCAGCAGGACACCAACGGCAACATCGGCGGGTACCGGATCGAATACGCCGTAGATCTGGCCACCGACGGCGGCGCCTATCAGGAGGTGCTGCGTGAGGCCGTCGATGGCAAGACCACCACCCGCTACGAGCGCTCCCGCCGGATCGACCTGCCGGCGGCCACTAGTGGCTGGCAGTTGCGCGTGCGGCGCCTGACGTCGAACCAGAACAACAACCGTATCGCCGACACCATGCTGATCGCCGGCTACACCGAGGTGATCGACGCGAAACTGCGCTACCCGAACACGGCCCTGCTGTACGTCGAGTTCAGCGCAGAGCAGTTCAGCAACATTCCGGCTGTCACAGTCGACTGCCGCGGGCGGAAGGTCCAGGTGCCGAGCAATTACGATCCGGAGACCCGGGCCTACCTCGGCATCTGGGACGGCACGATGAAGCAGGCCTGGACTGACAACCCGGTCTGGCACACCTACGACATCGTGACCAACGATCGTTTCGGTGTGGGTAAACGCATCAAGGCCTGGATGGTCGATCGCTGGGAGATGTACCGGATTTCCCAGTACTGCGACCAGTTGGTGCCGGATGGGAAGGGTGGCCAGGAGCCGCGACACACCTGCAACTTGAACCTGCAAAGCCGCGCCGGGGCCTGGGAGCTGCTGCGCGACCTCACCGCTATCTACCGCGGCATGGCGTACTGGGCCCAGGGCCAACTGAAGATCCAGGCGGATATCCCGCGCGCCACCGACATCGATTTCGCCTACACCCGGGCCAATGTCATCGACGGCCGCTTCAGCTACGGCTCGGCCAGTGAGCGCACTCGCTACAGCCGTGCCTTGGTCAGCTACGACAATCCGGCGAACAACTACGACACCGACGTGGCTGTGGCCACCGATAAGCGCCTGCAGCGGCGTTACGGCGACAACCCGGTCGAGGTGGCAGCCATTGGCTGCACCCGCGAGAGTGAGGCCCAGCGGCGCGGAAAATGGGCGATCCTGACCAACAGCCAGGATCGCACGGTAACGTTCCGTACCGGTATGGACGGGGCGATTCCGCTGCCGGGATGGGTGATTCCGGTGGCTGACGCGCTGTTGGCTGGACGGGAGATCGGCGGGAGGATCTCGGCGGTTGCTGGCCGAGTGATCACCTTGGATCGCGATACTCAGGCGAAGGCTGGCGACCGGCTGTTCCTGAACCTGCCCAGCGGTAAGGCTGAGGCGCGATCCGTGCAGTCGGTCGCCGGGCGCGCGGTGACCGTGACGACAGCCTACAGCGAGACCCCGCTACCGGAACTGGTCTGGACCCTCGATGCCGACGACCTGGCGGTGCCGCTCTACCGTGTGATGAAAGTCAGCCAGCCGGAGCGCGGTGTCTTCGAGATCACTGCGCTGCAGTACGAGCTCGGGAAGTTCTCAGCGATCGACACTGGCGCCAAGTTGGAGAGCCGGCCGATCAGCGTTATCCCGATCACCACCGTGGCGCCGCCGGCGAGCGTCACGCTGACCTCGCACTACCAGTTCGATCAGGGGTTGGCGGTCAGCACGATGACCATCGCCTGGCCACCCGTGGAAGGGGCTGTCGCCTACGACGTGGAGTGGAAGAAGGACAGCGGCAACTGGATCCGCCTGCCGCGTGCCGGCACCACCAGCGTCGATGTGACCGGCATCTACGCAGGTGGATATCTGGCGCGAGTGCGCGCGGTTTCGGCCTTCGACATCACGTCGGTCTGGAAGAGTTCGATCCTGACCCAACTCAGCGGCAAGACCGGCGCGCCGCCGGCGCTGGCGTTCCTGCGTACCACCAGCGGGCCGTGGAAGATCGGCCTGGAGTGGGGATTCCCGGCCAGTGGCGCGGCGGACACCGCCTACACCGAGATCCAGCAGTCGGTCACCCCGGGCGGCAGCGAACAGAACGCAACTGCCCTGGGCTTGTTCGCATACCCGACCGACACCCACACGCTGACCTCGCTGGCGGCCGGCGCTCGCTTGGCCTTCCGCGGGCGCCTGATCGACCGTACTGGCAATGTCGGTCCATGGTCGGCCTGGGTCGACGGCATCAGCTCGACGGATGCGAGCGAGTACAACCAGTTGATCACCCAGGAGTACGTCGAGTCCGCGCTGGGCGAGCAGTTCTTCGCCGACATCGACCAGATGCAGGTCGATATCACTGGCCTGCAGGACCAGATCGACAATCTGACCGATGTGCTGGCCTACGACCCGACGAAGACCTACGCGAAGAACGATATCGTGCGGGTCGGCAACCGGCTGTATCAGGCGAAGCAGGCTGTGCCGCTCAACGCCTCGCCGCCGAACGCGACATACTGGGCCGACATCGGGCAGTCGATCGAGACGGCCAACGGCCTGGCCCAGCAGGTGTCCACCAACACCGCGGATATCACCGAGCTTGACGGTAAGGTCGAGGCCGCCGCTTCGAGCCTGGATGTTCTGCAGGCTGCCGCCCGCCGGGAGCCGGCGACCGGAGAGAAGGCGGATGCGCTGAAGGGCTGGGACACCATTGCTCGAGCAGCCACCGAAGTCACCGTACGGGCGAACGAGGACGAAGCGCAGGCGAAGCGGACGAGCTTGCTGGAGGCGCGGACCGAGACGGCGGAAGGCAGGATCGCAACTGTCGAGTCGGTCGTTGCGTCGAACAATGCTGTAACCGTCCAACGCCTGGATCAGCTCACCGGCCAGGTTGCGAGCAACGCCTCGGCGATCAGCACCGAACAGACCGTCCGCGCCAACGCGGACAGCGCCCTGGGGCAGCGGGTGGATACCGTCAGCGCGCGCACCGATACCAACGAGGCGAACATCCAGACCACATCTCAAGCGGTTACCTCGCTGGATGGCAACGTCAAGGCGCTCTACAGCGTGAAGCTCCAGGCGCATGCCAACGGGCAGAAGTATGCGGCGGGATGGCAACTGGGCTTCGACAGCGGTACGAGCGTGACGACCATGGCGTTCCAGGCTGATCGCTTCCTCTGGTTCAACAGTTCCAGCGGGCAGACCGTGGCGCCGGTCTCGATCGTCGGCGGACAGATGTTCATCAACAACGCGATGATCCAGGACGGATCGATCACCAACGCGAAGATCGGCAACGTGATCCAGTCGACCGCACTCGGTGCCAACGGCGAGCCGCTGTGGAAGTTGGATAAAGCGGGGAGCTTGACGATGAACAGCGCTACGTCCGGAGGCTTCATGAGGCAGACAGCGGAGGCCACCAAGGTCTACGACGCAAATCTGGTGGTGCGGGTCCAGATCGGGAATCTCGACGTATGAGCTACGGCATCCGCCTGAGAAATGCGGCCGGCTCCATCCTGATGGAGCTCACCGGCCAATCGGCGCGCACGGTCTACCGGCAGTCGCTCGGCGCCATCACTAACGGGATGACGGTGACGGTGCCGGGTTTCGATCCCGCACGCGGTGTTGTGTTCATCATCGCGAGCGGAAACGCATTCGGTGAAGTGCCCCTATACACAATTTATGGGAACGTGGTGACGTTCCACTGGAACGGTTCATCCGGAACAACCTATGTACTGCATGCGGTGATGTTCTCATGAGCTATGGGGTATTAATCCGGGGAAACAGTGGGCAGACAATTATCGATGACTCGAACCCTTGTATTCACATTGCGGCATCAGGAACATACGGCGTACAGACAACTAGCGAAACCATCGTAAGTTATCCATCTGCGATCCAGTCCCCGTACGAGCCGTATGTGTACTTCAGGCCTAATGGTCCACATCAGATCTACTTGTTCAGGCATATCGGCAGTCCAGGGAACTGGACTGGATTCGCCTTCTGGCAGAGCATCTATCGGGACGTGGACCCTCCAATCTACGGCGGAAAGTGGAAAGCTGGCGCGGTCATGTTGCCGAAAACCGGTGGGTGGGGAATGCAGGTTTTCGACACCCAGTCGCGGGTGATGTTCGACAGTAACCGGGACATCGTTCGCTATCTCGGTGGTGCGCAGGTTTGGAATAAATATGCGTATAACCCGAACTGGCCTGGCGGTTTGGCGCTGCAGACGTGGTATTTGCCGTTCCCCTACGGAACTGAGGCTTACTTTCAAGTTAGCCACTTCAATGTAAGCGCATTTATCACTGCTGAGGCTCCGCGTATTGGGTTTCTTGAGAACTCAATGAGCTTGATATTTGTGTCATCAGTTGTTGGGTCGGAAACTAATCAGCAATTCAACTGGCCGCTCATTGCAGTAGCGTAAATATATCTGGAGGACTATATGGCTTGGTATTCCACAGGCACGGTCGCTGTCACGCTGAATTCGCCGACAGTCACCGGCACTGGGACCACATTCTCCGCGAACGTCCGGGTCGGCGATGCTTTTCGCGGCCCCGATGGTCGTTGGTACGAGGTCACAAACGTCGCCAGTTCGACGGTCATCTCGATCAAGCCCAACTACCAGGGCAGCACGGCCAGCGGCCAGTCCTATTCCGTAGCCCCTGTGCTGGGCTACGACAAGGACCTGTCGGATCGATTCAACCTGATCGCCAACCAGTGGGGGGCAACCCTGGCGGGGATCAAGCCTTGGGCGCTTTCTGCAAATGCGGCTGCAGCGCGGGGGGATCTCGGCCTCGGCAGTGCGGCGGTACGGGAGGCGCTTGGTGGTTCGGGCGCGCTGTACTCGCGAGACAGCATTCTCGGCGCAGTCTCTCAGGCGAGCGGCATACCGTCTGGTGCGATCATTGAGCGCGGCGCGAATGCGAATGGCGATTACGTGCGATATGCCGACGGAACACAGATGTGTTGGTTCAACGCCAGCGTTACTGATCAGGCGATCGATGCTCCCTATGGGAGTCTGTTTACCGGAACCCGTTCGTGGTCGTTCCCTATCGCCTTCTCGGGCAGCCCAACCGTGAACCCCGGCCTATTTCGCTGGGGAACAGGAGCTGGCTGGGGCACTGTTGGCGGTATCGCAAGCGCGACGGCGGCTACGTTGCGCGGATTTGACATTGTGTCCCGCGCGGTTGGAACAGCGACTGTGATCTCGGCAATGGCCGTAGGGAGGTGGTTCTGATGAACTTCTTGCTTGTTCTTTCGCCGCAATATGGTCCCGCAGAATTTGGCGACTACACAACCGTCTCGGTTTCGAGTGGCGTGCTCACTGTGGAGGGACGTGACTATGCGTTCACCGACCTCGCCGACGGCGCCGAACTCACGATGGAGGACTTCGCCGATCCATATCCCGTCTACCAGGTTCGGCGGCGAGGCGACACGATTTCTGTGTGGATCATCTACAGATATCCGGCGGGTGCGACCCATGCTGCCAGATACCCTGAGCCTGTTCCCGTTCCGGGGGATTTCGACGGGCCTGTTGATCTGCCGACCTGACAAACCTATCGACGAACGAAAGCCCGCCCTGCGCGGGCTTCGTCGTTTCTGGAGCTCACATGCCTATCACTGAGCAGCAACTGCTGCAGATCCTCCCGAACGCCGGCCCTCGAGCCGGCGTTTTTGTTGGTGCGTTGAACCGCGGGATGACGCGGTTCGGTATCACGTCGCCCGTGCGAGTCGCCGCGTTTCTCGCCCAGGTCGGCCACGAAAGCAGCCAGTTGACCCGCCTGGTGGAGAACCTCAACTACAGCGCGCGCGGTTTGGCGGCGACCTGGCCGAGCCGATACCTCGGCGCCGACGGCCAGCCCAACGCTCTGGCGCAGCGCCTGGCGCGGAACCCCCGGGCTATCGCCAACAACGCCTATGCCTCGCGCAACGGGAACGGCGATGAGGCCTCCGGCGACGGCTGGCGTTTCCGCGGGCGCGGGCTGCTGCAGGTCACCGGCCGGTCGAACTACCGCACTGCCGGTGCCGGGCTGGGCCAGCCGCTGGAACAGGAACCAGAACTGCTCGAGCAGCCGGAGGTTGCGGCGCTGTCTGCCGCCTGGTGGTGGACCAGTCACGGCCTCAATGAGTTGGCCGACCGGGGCGAGTTCGCCGCCATCACCCGCCGGATCAACGGCGGCATGAACGGTCAGGCGGAGCGCCTGGCGCTGTGGGAGATGGCGAAGAGGGTGCTGTCGTGATCCCTTGGCGCTGGGCAGCCATCGCGCTGGCCTTTTTGGTGCTGGCCGGTCTCGGCGCCGCCGGCGGTGTCTGGATCGGCGCGCGGCACTACCGGCCGCAGCTCGATGCTGCGCTGGCGGATCTGATTGCTTGCCGCGCCGCCCGGGGCAGCCTGGAGGCCACAGTGGCGGAGCAGGTCCGGCAGGTTGCCGCGCTCCGCCTGGCCGGCGAGCAGCGCGCCCGGGATGCCGCCCAAGCGGTTGAGCAGGGCCGAAAGCAGGCCGCGGAGCAGTATGCCGGAGCCCAGCGCCTGCTGAGCCAGCGAACCGCCGGCGAGCAGTGTGCGGCCGCCGAGGTGGTCATCGATCAGGAGTTGGGCCTATGAAGCGGCAGGCGTGGCGAAATACTGCAGGTGCAGCGATTTTCGGCAGGTGCAGCCGAAAGGCGCAGGTGGTGCAGGTGCTGGGGTTGGTGTTCGCGCTGGCGGGATGCGCCGGCCAGGTCGAGCCTGAGCCGCGCACGGTGCGCGTAGATGTGCCCATTGCTGTGCCGTGCCGAGCGCCCGCGGTCGAGGTGCCGGCCTGGGCCGCGGCGGGGCTGCGGAAGGGCGACGACCTACAGACCAAGGTCCGCGCGCTGCTGGCCGAGCGGCGGCAGCGGATCGGTTACGAGGCGCAGCTCTTGGTTGCGAACCGGGCCTGTCAGAATTAGGAGTAGACTACGGCCTTTTCCTACGGAGCAGAGCGATGCTGGTGATTCGGTTGGCGGGGAAGTGGACGCTGAAGCTCGACAGGCAGGTCGGCAGCTCCGGCAAACACGGGATATGGGCATTCCACTGCTCTGAAAGCACGTTCGCGCCGTCTTCAAACGACCTGCGGCGCACTGCGGCGATCCTGCCGGCCGAACCCAAGGAAGGCCAGACGGTGGACGTATCCATCTGCGACACCGCGCACTCGCCGGATGGATGGATCGCTGTTGGCGCAGGTGTCGCGGCTTACGAAGCGGAGCGCTGAGGCTCTATCAACTGCGGTCCCTGGTTTCGGACGTTGCCCACGTCACGGCTGACCGCGTACCAGGTGAACGCCTCGGCTGCTTCGCCCTGGTGCAGCACGATTTGTTCCGCGCGCTCTGGCGGCGTCGCCGGGTCAAGCCACTCGCGGGCCAGGTCGGGTGACAGCACAACAGGACGCCGATCGTGGATGTCGACCATGCCGCCGGCGCTATCGGCGGTGATGATGACGAACCCATGCTGTTCTCCCGGTTCGTCATCGAGGCCAGGAAACTGACCGATGGCCGCGCAGAGGATCGGACTCCCGTCCCGGTGTCGGATATGGAACGGCTGTTTCCGCGGCCCGCCCTCGGCCACCCACTCGAACCAGCCTGAAACGGGGCAAAGCGCGCGATGGCGCCAAGCTGCGCTGAAGAAGCGTCCATGCGCCACTTTCTCGACACGAGCATTGATCGGTGCCGCGCGATCACGGGCCCAGAACGGCCTCCAGCCCCAGCGAATGGCCTGGGCGACCAGGGCATCGCCCTCGAGGCGCAACGTCGTCACCTGGGTTGACGGCGCGACGTTGTAGCGCTCTGGCTGTTCGCCGACCAGGTTGACCAGCATGGCCGGCATCGACAGCGCGTCGACGAACTCGTGAAGTCCCGTGTACTGCGAAAGCCTGCCGCACATCACATCGCTCCAGACGAAGTGGGTGTGCGGTAAGGGTAGTTCAGGTGGCCCAGCGCCATGGCCGGAAGTCATCAGGGACCTGCTCGACGAGCAGCAGCGTGCCGCCAGCGTCGAGTTCGATCGTGAGACCACGCACAACGCCCGCGCGCTCAAGCGCCTGTCCCAGGCGCAGATAGGTCATTCCATCCAGCGGATCCAGGCTGATACAACCCAGTCGCTGTCGCCCCGGGGCAGGCGCATGGTAGATCCCCTCGCTATCCACCGTCCCAACGACATTGCCGGCGTCGATCACGTCGTAGCAGCAGTCGGCGCAGTAGTGCGTCTCGCGCGTTATGCCGTGCTCGATCGCCCATGAGTACATGCCGAGGGCGTCGGTGACCATATCGTGCCGGTCCTGCAACCCCACGACGCCGCACTGGTAGAGCTCGTTGGCCTCTGCGACCAGGTACAGGTACTGCTCATCCGCGGCGTACAGCCAAGCGGCATGCTGCCGTATCGCGGCGAGCCATTGGGTGACGCGCTGGTGGTGGCAGATACGAGGGTCGGAGTAGGGCAT